ATGGGCATTCCGCACGATTTTGACGAATATTGCAAGGAAATGGAGGCGCTTTTTGCGTCGATGACGCCTGAGGAATTCTTCGATTACTTAGGCATTCCTATTGATGAGCTCCCCCCGAAAAAGCAATATTCTCTTAAAAGTTTTTCTGCTGATAGCCGGATGTCCATGTATTCTCATGATCTTTTAGATTTGAACTGCGCATAGGGAATCGAGGTATTTCATCATGCTAAATGCTTCTCTCAACTCTGTTGTTGAATTAAAACACCTATACATTGGGCACATCTCTTTTTCCCGTACCAGTGACAAGATTGATGATAACAAGCTTACCATCAGTTTTAAAAAATCGTACGACTTTAACGAAGAACACAACGCTTGTAAAGTTACTCTCGGTTGCTCTATCAAAAACCAAGATTCCGAATGCATCAACCTTCAAGTCGATATCATTGGTCATTTTACCTGCAATGATGAGTCTCTGGAACGGAGAGAGCAACTTCTTACCAAAAATACTCTTGCCATTTTGTTTCCTTATCTCAGAAGCCAAATCAGCCTAATTACTGCACAGCCTGAGTTAACACCTATTGTTCTTCCCCCTATGAATATTGAGGCAGTGTTTGATCTGGCTTCTGACGAATAAGGCATTTGCATACTGGACTCAAGAGCTCCCCAGGGCAACACGCCTTGGGGAGCTCCTTTTTGCGTCCAACTCGGACACGCTATTTCCGTTCCAGGCGGTCGATGCGCATCTCGTGGTCGTCCAGGCGGCCGTCCTGCTCCTCATTCTTGGCCCAGATGCGCCGGTGGCTCTCCTGGCTGTGTCGCTCCTGACTGGCCAGCTCCTTCTCCACCCGCTCCACCACCACGGTCAGGGTGGTGATGGACCGGGTCAGAGACACGATGGGCTTCACCACGGCCGCCCCCAACCCCACCAGGGCCACCAGCACGGTGACGACGGTCCACTCCATGGGCGTCAGCCCTCCTCTTTTGCCTGGCGCATCACCGCGTCGCCGGCCAGGGCGGCCTGAGTGAAGCTGTTGTTCTTCCACCACGCGGCCAGAGCCGCGCCCACCGTCCAGAGGGTGGTCACCAGGGTATTGATGGTCTCGTCCTCGATGGGGATGAGCTGGATGCCCGCCATACCCAGGCACTGGTTGACCAGAGCCAGGACCAGACAGATGGTGCGGGCGATGGTGCCCGCCGTGATCTTGTTCTCCATGTATCTCACCTCCCCTCAATCGGCCGTGGCCAGACGCCGCAGCAGCGCGTCGGCGTACTGGTAGGCCTCCAGATAGTCCATAGTCTCGTCCGCGAAGTTGAACCGCCGCTGGACGATAGCCCGGTCGGTCTCGCCGGCGGGAGGCTCATTCCCGTCGGCCCAGCTCACCCCCAACCACTTACACACGCCGTCGGCGGTGGCGGTGGCCAGCTTGTCCCGGTAGTCCCCGCTTAGGAGCAGGGGCACGTCGGTCTTGCTCGTGTGGAAACCGTACTCAATGAGCACGGCGGGCATGTCGGTCTCGGCCAGGACGGTGTACATCTCGTGTTTGGCAGTGCTGGCCCGCAGCGCCACACCCGCGGCCCCGAAGGCCTTCAGCAGCTCGGCCGCCAAGACATTCCGCTCTGCCGTCTCCGGCCCGGCGGAGGTGTAGATCTCCAGGCCGTCAGCGTCGTACCAGCCGCCATTCCCGGCGGCGTTGGAGTGCAGCGACACGAAGCAGGTGGCCCCGGCCCGGTTGGCCACCCCGGCGCGCTCGGTGAGGGATGGCTTGGTGTCCTCGGTGCGGGTGCAGATGGTATGGACGCCCCGGGCCTCCAGGAGCTTGGAGACCCGCTCATACATGTCCCACGCAAACTCGTGCTCCTGGTAGCTCCCGTCCGGGGAGCCGTTGACCGTGCCCGGCCCGTGGCCCGGGTCCAGACAGACCGTATACTTGCTCATGTTCTCCTCCTTGTCCTCCGGCGTCTCCGCGCCGGCACGCTCGTAGATCAGCAGCCAGGACCGGCAGATGCGCCGCTGGCTGGGGGTCACGGCCTTGCCGGGCCCCAGGGCGCCCTGGGAGCTCCAGGAGCCGTCCCAGCGCAGGATGTGGGTGCAGCCCCGCGCCCGCAGGGCGGCCTCCAGGGTGGCGGTGTACTCGGGGGTGTCCTTGGAGCACAGCAGCGCCACCACGGTGCCGTCGGGCTTCACGCCGGTGTAGGTCCAGCCGTTGCGGCCGCCCTCGCCCTTGCCCTTGTCCACGTTGTTGATGACCACCGGCGGGCAGCCGATGGCGTAGTCGTACACGGCCTCTTTCTCGGTGCCCACAGTGAGGGTACCGCTCTGGTCGATGCAGATGCCGTACTCGTGCCAGGTGACCGGGTGGACCCACTTCCCCGCGATCATCAGGGCGGCCTGATGGGCGTAGGTGGTGAGGTGAAAATAGGCCAGGTTGAGGAGCGCACAGCACCCCGTCTCGGCCTGGATCTGCTGCCAGGTCAGCCGCTTCACGTTGTCGTAGAGCCGGAAGCGGTACTTATCCTGGGGAAATTCCTGGATGATGTAGCTCATATTTTACACTTCCTCCCACCACGACGGATATTCCTTCGGTGTGTACACGTTGCTGTCATGGAGAGACCGATACAGCGTATCGCCCCACCACCCGATTTCGCCATTGGAGAACGAGAGGCCAACCGTGATTTTCTCAGGAATAATGCGGTATCCAGCCCGATAAAGCACATCCTCCCACAGCGCAGGAGCGTTGTCGGGGGTTTGGTCCTCCCGGTCCCACAGGTCCACGGAGGCGCGTTTGATTGCGCCGTTCCAGTAGATGCGGGTCCCGTTCGGAATTAGTGCTCCGTCGTATTTCATGCGGGGCAGGATTTCGGGGGCAGTGGAAACTTGAGCGTCGGTCAAAGAACTCGAACCTTGCGTGACGAGAGAGCGAAAGGCGCGGGCTTCTTTCTCGGTCATTCACTCACCCCCGTAATGATGTTAAGTGCCTCTTCGGCACTCAACTCAGTATCAGGCACAAGCTCGTCCGTTTCGGTGTAAGTGCGTCCCATTTCAACGGGGTCAACCGCTTCGGAGTAAACCACGCCCGTGCCATCCTGCCTAACCATGTGCCCTGTGTCGGAGTAGGTGCGGACCAAAGTGCGTCCGTTTTTCTCAAAGGTTTCAGTCTGAA